AGTTGATCGACTTAGCAGGCTTCAGGAAGATGTCTGCTCTGAACTCGTTGTTGTCAATAACATCAGGTGTGTTATTGGTCTCGTCGCAAATTACGAGGTAGTCATAAATTCCGCGCTTAGATTGAATATCGCGCAGATATGGTTCAACAATGTTCACAAAGTTAGTTCTTGTGATTTGATCGTTGAACTCAAACAGTTGAGCTTCTGCTGCTTTTTGCAGTGCCTGCTCTACTGTCAGGAACAAGCGGCGAACGTTGATTCTATCGAATGCAGATGCGTATGCAAGAGCGGTCTTGTCTCCAAAGAGAATAACACCAGCGCCACTTTGATTAATAACAGAGTTGATTCTGTTAGAGTACAGAGTGTCTCTTTGTGTCTTGTCTGGGTTGAATGCAAGTTTAATTGCATTCTTGATAACACCTCTCTGCTGTCCTGCAGGCGAGAACCATGGGAAAGCAATGATATTTGTACGACACATCAGACCTGCAATGTCTGGGTTCGTGGGAACATAACGGAACAGATTGTTAAATCTGTCATAAGTGTACTTGTAACCACTGTCAAATACTGCATAAGAAGAAGATGACAGAGGACCAAAGAATTCAACCAAATTATTGGTCTGTGTTACTGGATTGGTTAAGTCAACAACAGATGCTCTGTGAGGACCGATAACTGCAACACAATCTTTTCTTCCATCAGCAATTCCAATCAGTTTATTTGCTTTTGCCTGACTATCATTTAAAGTATCACAACCAGGACCCATGATCAAATAATCTACTGCTATGTCTTCTTTATTATTAAAGAGTTGATATGCAGTAACAATATCACCAAGCGATGACTTAAGATTACCCTGAGTAGTGTAATTTAAACCTTTACCCAGTGTAAACGTATGACTTCCAACGGAGTTAAATTGTGATCCATTTGCAAGCCTATCCCAAATCATGTCCGTTTGTACGGAAGGACTTGAGAAGCTAGTTGGAGTATCTCCTTCTGAGTACAGTACTTGTGCTTGAGAATCTACACTGAATATTGTTGATGCTGGGAAGATGTTGTGGAATATATCATTATTTCCACTTGGGTTTGCACCAGCATAGATATACTTCGAGAAGTTTGCCAAGTAATTCTTGTACCACATTTTTTGTGGAGAATTTACTTGAGACACTGTATCTGTTGCTTTAGACAAGAACAGATGCTTCTCTAAAATATTTCCTCTTACTCCTGTAAGTTCTCCAGAATCATCTACAACAACGACGTGCATTTCGTCGTTCTCACCACTTCTCTCAGCAACATATCCAGATGTGCCAGGTTTAGGTGCGATAGTTCTCCAATAAATTGTAGAGTTATCTAATCCAAGATCCTGAGAATTGTACCAATCATCAACACCATCTACAAGAAGTCTGGAATTACTGGTAGCAACTGTAAGGACAACCTTATCATCTCTAAGTGCAGAGACTGTCAAAGTTGCGTTATCTGTTGGTGTAGTACCACCAATAGAAGCACCTTCAATAGTAACAACTTCGTTGAGTTGATATGCAAGACCAGTATTGATCGCGGTTACAGTTCCAATACCACCACCAGAATCTCTATATACGTTAAAGGAAATTCCAGAACCAACCGTGCTTACACCAGCAACAGACAGATAAATGCCGTTTGATGCTGCAGGAATGGTTGTGAATGTTGTAACTCCACTGATGCTCTTCACAGCACCTTGAGTTAAGTCAAATCCACCAACAGCAGAACCACCGATTGATACTGTATCACCAACAGTATATCCAATACCAGCACCTACAATAACGACACCAGAGGCATCAACATTGCCATCAGTATTATTTCTTGTGATATTGAAGGTTGCTCCCGATCCTGTTCCTCCAGTAGTTCCACCTACACCTGTATATGTTTGACCTTGCTGACCGTTAATCGCGGTAGAAGTTGTTAAACCTACAGTAGAGATTGAGTCAATTGGAGAAGTAATAAGTCCGTTAAAGTCAACGAACATGACTCTTTGATTCTTCAGGAAGGATGCATACGAACTGTTTGGTGAATATGTCTGTCTATCATGTCTACCTGGTTGAGTTCCTCCAGTAGAAACTCTAGAGTGAATTTTAACCGTAATCGTACTTACGTTAATTGTTTCACCATCAATAACGTTGGTTACGATTCCTTTGAGGTATCCTTGGAACGCTTGAGTTGTTCCTGCTCCAGGAATAATTTGTCCAGAGATATCAACGGTAACTCCGTATCCTACCGCTACACCAAGAGCACTAATTGCTGTAGTTGCAAAACCAACGACCTGATCTGCAAAGTCGTCAATTATACAAACTTTTACTCCATTTCCCCATTCTCCTGGGTTCTTGGCAGCATAGTACCAATCAGAAGCAGCTGTTGAATAGTTGCTGTTGTAATCATCAAAGTTTTTAATTTTTACGTCCAAAACAGAAGATGTTCCAACACCAACGTTTCCGTTAGCAAGATTATCTCCGTCAGTACGTACAACCTTTAAGACGCCCCCATAAGAGAGGTATGAAGAAGCACTCATCCAGTACTCATACTGGTTGTCTTCTGTCTTTGGTAATCCGAAGTTGTTGATTAGTTCTTGTTCTGTGGAAACCGTAATTGGTTCATTGACAGGACCCAGTTCAAAAGGACCCGCAATACCTCCAATATTATCAAGAACGTTTTCAGCTCTTCCTACGGTTAAGTCAACCTCTCTAGTTAATACACCAGGAGATAATTGAGGAGTCGCCATGGATTCTGTCTCCTTGTAAGTCTCAGTTTATCTGAAAATATTTAGGAAAAAGGGCATTTACGCGGGGAATTTCAGCGTGAACTACCAATCTGGATACTCCCAAGCATTTGAAGACTTCTTGACTCTCTTTTTTGTACACTCTTTACATTCATATGAGAATGATGATGGGATCGCTCCTCGATCTTTTCTGGTCCTGTAAAATCCTTCTATAAGATTTTTTCTTTCAGCACAAGTTCTACACTTTCTGTCGTGAAGAAGTAGATGACCAAATTTTACCTGATCATCTAAATCCATCAGAACCATCTCCATGGGAGCATTGAATATCCCAATATATTTAATATTGGTTCAAACGCTAATGCTAAAAGTGTGAACATTAAAATTTCAATGAATGCTTGTTTCCATAATGGTTGCTTTAACTTCCATTCTTTGAATTTATTTGGTTTACTTACCAAAGCATATAAACCAGATTTTTTACCAATAACGTCTGCCCACCAATGTGGATCAACAACATTACTCAATAAGTTTAAAAATTTAATCATCGATAATCCCACATATAAGACATATCGCCATACTCATCAGTATGCCAACGATCACCATCTACATCTACAAATGAAGTTGAATCTAAACCATCTTCAATAAAACCAAATGGTGCCATGTCTTGCTCTATTTGGTTTTTTTGCTCTTCATATAGTCGTTTACGAACATCCTGATCAGTTAATTCTTTAAAGTAATCTTGTTGAACTAACCAGGCATAGATAACCAGACACATTGCCAAGTCATCATTACATCCATCTTCCGCCTCAAATGAATTGTGCTTTTGAATGAATGTAGTAAGTTCTGCAATGACATCATAGTCCTTGAAGATCAACTTATCTTCTTCAATCAAAGTCTTAAGGTTCAAGCATCCAACCTTCTTAACAGTCTTAGACATCTTGACACCAAGTTGTGTCTTCTTACCAGAGAATCCTTGACCAACAATCTGTCCTGCTCTGCCTCTCATAGAACACATCAGAACATTCTCATATTCTAAGTCAAAGTTTAGAATTGCAGCAACCTGATCTCCAACATCATTGACTTCACATAATACATATGCTTTATTATAATTATCTGCTACTTCTTTGATGATGCTGGGGAATAGCATCGGTTTGATTTCATTATTCCTATACTTGCATACTAATTGGTGTGGGAATGATGTGATATCAATAACAGTAAATGCAGAATAGTCACCACCTACTCCTCTTGCAACGTCAACAGAGATTACATAATTATGATCTTGTATTACATCTGTAAATACGTCTAATCCTTGGTGTGATATTGATGGTTGCTCATAAACCATCGTCCTTAGTTTGCTTGGAGCAATCAGAGTATCAACAGATCCGAGGAATTCGCACTCAAACTCAACTTTGAACTGCTGTTCAGAAGTGTTTGCAATCGTCTGCTTCTTCCACTTATCATCTCTACCTGGAACATCACTCCAGTGAACTTCTGTCGGAATATATTCGTTCTTCTCTCGCTCTGCATCATGCCAGAGTTTATAGAAGTGATTCATACCGTGAGGCGTGCTCACGATAATAACTTTAGTGTTCTTACCAGACGAAATTGTAGGATATACTGAACTGAAGAACTGATCAGCAATGTGGTTTGCAACGAACGCAAATTCGTCCAGGAAGATGATGTTGTAAGATCCACCACGAACTGCAGATGCAGATGTAGACGCAGCAATAATCTTTGACCCGTTCTCCAATTCAAGAGATGCTTTGTTCCAGGTCAAAACACCCTGCTGTAACCAGCGAGGTAAATTTTCATATGCAGTTTGCAATCTATCTAACAGGTCTTTAGCAGTAGATGCCTTGTTGGCAAGGATTGCAATATTTACGTTGTCGTTAAAGATTGCATAGTGCAGAAGGTAAGATACAACAATAGTTGACTTACCAGACTGTCGCGGTAGTTTGCATATGTTAAATCGGTTATGGTGGAATCTATCCAACATAACCTTTTGAAATTCGTATGGTCTAAAATTCTGCAAACCATAGTCCAGAGTAACAATCTGGATATAGTTCATTGCAAAGTAGACTGGATCATCAATACACTTTGCAAACTCAAGAACTTGTTCTTCTGTAAATTCTTGAGTTGTATTTGCTTTTTTTAGAAGCGGATTACCAAGATAATGATCAACAGACATGAATTACTCAATAAATTGCGATACCTACACCTTCGATTGTTCCAGATGCAGTTTTAAATAAATCCGTTGGTTCTTTTCTAAGAGTCACTTCTTTTGATTCGGATACTGCATTGACATAATATCTACCAATTTCAGTTCCTAAAGAATCAGTTCTAATAACAGTAGTTGAGGTTAATCCAGATGCACTGACTTGGAAAAAGGTAATTTCTGTCTGACCATCAAAGTCAGTTCCAGCAGTTCCAACTGTAGTAATACCAGTTTTTATTTTGATGGACATTTTTACAAAATCTTTTTTCTATTTATTATCTTTGTTCAATCCAGTTTAATACTGCAAGTGCTTTTTTATTGGTGTTGGGAGAAGTGCAAGCAAGTGTATAAGTATCACTGATTGTACCAAGACCAGATCTTCCAAGTTGTAGATCGGCAGATCTATCAATATCATTTAAAGATGAACCACCAGCAATGGTAAATCCTGAAAGGAGTGTTGTTCCTCCAGTGACTGCTGTTGCTGTAGTATCATATTGAACAAAAGAATTTGGATCTGGATGATCTTCCCAATTCGCACCAGTCAAAGTTGCGTTCTCAAAAAGTTTCCAATATACATTCGTGTTATCGTTCGTTACTGCCTGTAGAGATCTCAGTAACATAACTGCCTGTAAGTTATCTGGCTTAAGACGCAAACTGATGATTGGATAGAATATATTTGCATTGAGCATCGTTGTCCCTGTAATGGGATTTGAGATACTCAACAAAGTACCAAGTTTTTCTGGCTCACCTTCTTGGAGCAGAGAGTTAGAACCCTGATAAAGATAATGAGTTCCAGCAACACCAGTTACATTTTCAATCTCCATACGAATTGGAAGGAATGGAGTTCTACACCAAACATCATTCCGAACATTTGAGTTCTCAAATGTATGACTAGGAATAGTCTCACGTTCCATTAACCAATTAAATCTTACATTACCTGCACCATACCATTCATAGTTAATGGAAATCATCTGCTGTTTTGTAGCATCAGCAGTTACACCAGTGTATCCGTTACCATCAAACTTTTCACCATTCCAGTTTTCTCTGGTTACTCTTGTTTCTGTAGTGATACCAGATACACTGCTACGAATTACATAAGAATATGTGCCTCCATCATCCTCAAAGTAAGCACCATCAGTCTCATTAAACAATCCAAATCTTCTGCGAATACCGACTTGTGGTGCTTCTAGACGAACTGCAAATGCGAGAGTTCCTGCTCTACCAGGAATGTATCTCATTACATTCTTCGTCTGTCTGATAACCTTACTACCAGCAGTAGATCCAACTTCCATAACCACATTACTGGAACTGGGATCATGAGTAGCAGATCCAACTCCAATAATTCTTTGATCCCATACATCAGTCTCTAATCCATACTGGAAAGTATTGAAGAAAACTGTTTGGAAGGGAGCAACCTTTAATCTGTTATTGTCAGAAAACTGAGGTCTCCAGTCCGTTTGGTTTCCCCAGTGATCTGCGATATTATAAACCTCAAAGAGACTTCTTTCTTGATTCAAGAAGTCTTGAGTAGTCTTATTCCACTGTGCCATAATTAGTCAATCCATTCTAACTTTGATGGGTGATATCTTTTTGCGTTTTTAATATTAAAATTCTTTTCTTCTACTGGATAAATGTTATGTACAATAGCTCCTGGATATTCTTGCTGGAGTTGTTCACCCAATTCTCTTTTTGATGGTAAACCCGTTTTAGTAACCATCTCAATCCTATATAGACTTCCTTTCCACATTACGTCAGCAACATAATTCTCACCAACTTCTTGTGGTTGTTCTTGTTGAGAATTTACGTATATATTACCATTGACATTACCAGATATGTTTACGTTTTCATTGACATCACCTTTTGTATCTCCTTTATGAAGTTGTCTAGCAAGACTCCTCAAACGAGCACCATGCTTCTTCATTACTTTATCTCGTTGTTTGAAGTTGGACTCTTCGCCCATAAATTCTTGGAATGATTTCATTTTTTCTTCCTATTCTTTTTAACTTCAGTATCAACATTAATCGCTTTACCTTTGCGATTTGGATTACCATCCTCTCTGTTCTTGCGTCTAAATGCTGCGTCTTCCTCATCCTTATTAAGGTTACGCTTCATTTTGCTTGAACCACACTTTGGTTTTGTGGTTTGACCTGGTTGTTTTGCACAGGGTTTTCCTGCGTATTTACCACCCAATTGAACCCAACCAGGGGTGCCATCAGAAGAGCGACTCTTGCCAAACCAGTCACGCAAAGAAGAATCACCACTTTTGTTCCCTTCTTCGATTTTTTCATCACCTTTTTTCTTCAAGTATTTTTTTCTAAAAGCATCAAATCCCTCTGGAGGTTGAGAGGGTTTTGGTTGAGGTTTGGGTTTGTATTCTCTATATGGAGAACCACCCTCACTTGCTTCTGAGATAAACTGGTTAAATGTTTTCATCAGTTACAATTCCAACGACGAAGTGCTTTATTGATTCTGGAGTCTGGATCTCTTGCAGTTTTTGCAGATGTCAGTCTCTTCTTCATACCCTTCATCCTGGAGCAGAATGAAGATCTACGCTTAGCATCTTTGGATCCCTTCTTAAGTTGAGAAGGTTTCTTAGTAACAGCAGTCTTCAGTTTGGAACCTGGGTTCTCTTTACGATAAGCATTGACTGCCTTCTGACTCAGACCATCGGTCTTGTCTTTACGATTGACAGACTGCCAATCTTCATTCTTTGCTTTCCTTTCATTGTCAATGTTGTGATCAACGCCACCGTGCTTAAGACGTTGCTTCAAGGTAGAAGGACCATACTTGTCTTGCTTATGGCGAACCATACGCTTATAACGATCAAATTTGTCATTACCTTGCTTATCATACTTTGGTGCTGCTTCATCTACTTTTGATAGATCACCAAACTTCTCACGATGCTTTCTCAAAGGTTCAGAGTTCTTACGATACTCCTTAGCAGACTCTGGTTTTTCTCCTGGATTAGTATTTAACTTTCTCTCAGAAGACTTCTTTTTGAGATCAACTGCTTCATTCTTATCAAATAAAGGTTTGCCGTCTTTACCTTTTAAAGTGTAGACACCTTTTTTGTTTCCACCTTTGCTTGGTTTTGCATAAGCAGATCCAGCATCGGTATCTTTTCCACCATGAGAAGCAAAACGATTTTCATTCGCCTGCAGTTTGGCAGCGATTGCCATCTGACGACGCTTCTCTTTGGACTTACCTTTGAATTGAGGAGCATCAGAATCATAGAAGTCGTCAATGACTTCTCCCATGCCTGCCTTCTTAATATTCAGTTTTTCATCTACTTTCCCAGGCGGTCTTCCTCCTCGGTTGCCATCTTATATCCTGCTTTAGCAGCTTTGCCTGCAGTCTTTACACCAGAAGAGAATCCCTTGCCAAATTCTCTAGCACCTTTACCAACCTTTGAAGCAATCTTCTTAGTAGTTTCAATGTCACCTTTCGCCCTTGCCATTGCTTTTTTATGACGATCCATCCCTTTAAGAACTTGTCTTGCGATGCCGTCTAATACAGGTCTCTTTTTGGGTTGCTGTTTTTTAGCAGTATCCGCTGCTGCTTTAGTTTTTTCTGCAGATGGTTTTTTCTTTGCTGCTTCTTTAGCATCAATTTCTGCTTTTACTTGATCATAAGACTTAGCACCTTTACGTGCTTTCTTTGCTGCTCTCGCCTCTGTCAGATAAGTATCTGCGGATAGACCCTCAACAAAAGACGCAAACTGATCAAGACCAAGTTCTTCAATAAAGATATCTACACCATCTTCATTGATACCTTCATTAAAAAGATATTCTGCAGCGATGTCTGCCAATACCTCTTCCTTTTTAGTTTTGTTACCCCAGTTTTTAGCACCCTTCTTACGGCACTTAACTAATGCACCAGAAGCATATGCACTTGGCCAAACACTGTAACGTGATTTTACCTTGTGATAGCAAGCATCCTTCTCTCCTGCTGCTTCATCAACCTCGTGACAATCACATTCACAACCTTTACCACAGTTACCAGCACACTTTGGACATGTCTCTTCTTTTTGAACTTTTAAAAGAGGACTATTGGTTGGTGCATAACTGCTTGGAAGATCTGTTCTCGTGAACGATGTTACCCTTCCACCAGGATAAACTTTTTCAATTTCTGTTTGAATCTCTGCTCTAGTAGGCATTTTTGCCTGAGGGAAGAACATTTTAATCATGAGAGACCTACCTCTCCAGATGACAACAACTGCTAAGAGATTGCCATATTCTGAGGGTAGTCTTACACCCTCATTAACGTTTACTTCTTCCTTCTGATTTCTCTTTTTAATTCTATCCTGAACGTCCTTCATAGAGTCGGTACTATGAACTTTATAACCTTGTTCTTTATGTCTTTTCTGAGTAGCAGCTGCTGCTTTTTCTAGAGCATCATCAGTTAATTTATTCTCTTCATTTGCTTTGACGCAGTTTGGATATCTCTTATCAAACATTGTCTTCATTCCTTTTTTCTTATATCCTTTCCAGCACTTCTCAACAATATCTTCTGGTTTGATCAGATCAACCACTTCCATAAACTTGTTACCAAAAGCGTCTTCAATGGAAAGGGATTCACTAGTTCCACCACCATTACCGCCGTTGCTACCGTCACCACCTTCTACAGGTTTATCAATACCAACTTCTTGGGGTTCGTGACCACCGCCACCAAAACGTGCAGTCATCTTCAGACCCTCAGGCATCTTCTTACACTTCTTATCAGTGTAGCAGTAATACATGCCTTTACCACACTTCTCTTCACCGAGAATGACATCAACAAGTTTGATACCAGGTACGACCTCTTCTTCAGACACTTTTTTCATGTCTTGAGCGCGTCCAGGCAGTGAAGGTCCTTTACCCTTCTTTTGTAGCATTTTTGCAGCAGTTCTTCCTTCAACGCCGCCAGCGTCTGCTCTATTCTGGAGTTTCTTATCTCTCTCGGAACCCTTCTTCGCATTAGGGTTGATTTCAAAACTAGGCATCTCTAGAAAACACTTTTTTTCTATTTATCTTCGTTTAGATTTTTAGCTTGCTGCTTAAGCATTTTTGATAACTCTGCAGTGGATCCGAAGAACATTGCATTGTTGGTCACATTTGTAGGACCTTTTTCATCAGCATCCAAGTCCTTTAACTTCTTCTGAAGATCAAGTAATTTATCTGTCGCATCTGCAACGTTTTTAATCAGCTGTCCGACGACTTCAAATTGTCTTGCTTGTCCACTGTCTTGGGCGAGTTCCAACGCAGTATCCAACGCTTCTTGTCCCTTCTCAATAATTGAATAGAGGTTACCTCTAGTATATTCATAATCTTTAGTGACATCTTCAGACTCTGAAGGTTTTGTTATCTCCTTCCTCTCTTCTTTCTCTGGTTTTACAATCTCTGCTTCCACATCAAATGTATCGTTAAGATCCTTAAATTTATCCTTCATAATAATCACCCACTAAATCCAAAGTCATCACCAGACTCAATATTATCATTATCTGCTTCTGTTATTAACAAGATTGCAGCACCACCAACATGGTCAACCGCCTTGGTTCGGTATTGACCTCTAACGACAGTGAGTTCATTATTAGTTTTTTCTTTAATATAGATAGTTTCATTATCTATGGTAATGTAAGACCTTACAGGTAAATTAGTTGCATCGTCTACAATTAACAATGCCTCTCCTGCAATAATGTCTTTACTTAGATTTGTAATAACATTATCGTTATATGCTTTAGTTGCAATTGGTTTGGTATATACCAAATCTCTCTTTGCATCTGGACTTGGATCTCCACCAGCAACACCAATAGAGACTCTTGTGATGATATCTCCCTTGCTGTCTGGTACGGGACCAAACAAGTATGTTTTTGCGGTAAACTTCAAGGTATATAATAAAACTCTTCTGGAGGTATAATCTCCCTCATAATTATCAACGAATGAGACAGAATCTAAAGTAATTGGAATATCTCTTTTTTCACCAATAGCTTCAACCAAATCTATAGTTAGATTAAAATTTGGTTGAAAGTATGGTAGTATTTGCTCAACAATTTGTAAAGCATCATCATTTAATAATGTCATGATTGACAAATCAAATGACATATTATATGGAACAGGATGATACATTTTACGTATCTCCCTCTTATCCGATTTTAATGCTGTTGTAAACGCCTGAGTTCCTGCTAACTTTCTATCAGAGTCATAAGAAACCCCAGAGAACTCAAATGACATTCTGGGGAGACTAATTTGAACTGGTTTATTCAAATTTGGTTGTTGCTCTAGTCTCGCTAAAAACTTTTGAGTTGGACCATATGCAAGAGGAACTTCTATAAATTCACCATCATCTCTTTTGATTGTGACACCATTAAAAAGTGTTCCAAACGCGATAACAGTCTTTCTAAAGATCTGATGGTAAAAATGATCAAACATTGTTTATCTCCTAAGGATTACCAAATGGATTGGATTCACTAAAGTCAAGAATAGAGTCCGCTTCTTTTTCAATGGTGTCGTTCTGTGCGAAACCATCTTCTGGAATGTTAAATTTATTTAGGTCAATATTTGCATATGCTGCTCCACTGGATTGACCAGTAATTGCCTCTCCAGAAACAAAACTACCTTTTATATCACCTAGTTTTAATATTTGAGTTACAGAATTCCAAGACTTAACTCTTGCTGTAGCACCACTTTGAGATCCAACAACATCTTCATTTGTTAGATATGTTCCATAACCAACGGTTTGTGTTGGTCCAGCAATTACAAGTTCTGGAACTCCTTCAAAGTATCCACCAGCATCTTCAACCACAATTTCAGTAACTTGACCAAGAGTATTAATTCTTGCACTGAGTTTTGCATCTATTGTGGTGCTTGCAATTCCAGGAGCAACAGCAGTAACAGTTGGTATACCAATATATCCGCTACCACCACTAGTAATTGTTATAATACCAACAGCGTTATCTGATAAGTTTGCAACTGCATATGCTCCTTGTCCAGTTTGAGAGTGGAAAGTAACTTTTGGTTTTACAGTATATCCAGATCCAACATTTGCCATTTCAACTTTTTGAACTCTTCCTCTATCTGGACTTGGATCGCAGAGGTCAATAATTCCGTAGAACATTGATGCTATGCCAACAGCAGTAACTCCACTACTTGGTGCTGAAGTAATTGCAACTCTAGGAATCTCTTCGTATCCATGCCCTCTTCTAGATACGATAATATTTCTAACAGCACCACTTGGAACGAGAGTTGTTACTGCTTTTGCAGTAGACCCAATACCAACCATATTAAATGTTTGAATGTATCCAGCATCTACAGTGTTATCATCAATTTCAGAGATACCAGTATCAATCTCTTCGTCATTGTATGCAAATAATTCTAATCTAAGTTCATAGACATAATTTTTTTGAAGTTGCCAAAAAGGTTTTTCGTGCTCAACGTATTTAATTTCAAATAATCTATCACCAAGTGGAAAATAAATTAAATCACCCTCTTTTGGTCTGCTAGTTAACTTTGTTTTGTCTATTAGAGCCGCTTGAGATTCAACAACAACTTCATATCGTTCCTTTGATATGACAATTGTTAAATCGTCAACTTCTTGAACACCAAACTTTGAAAGTAAAGTTCCTGCTCCACTAAATCCTTCGTAACTATCTACGTAAGCTTCTAGAGGAATTGCAGCACTGAACTCGGAGTTCGATACCTCTTCCATCACAGTCTTCTCATTTACAAAGACTCTTGGAAGATAGTAAACCTCTACTCCGAACATCTTCAACTGTTCGTTGACTAAATCTTGAATTAAATTTTGTTCTCCCGAAGATCCGTGGAGAAAAAATGGATTTAACGCCATATTATTAACCGATCATATCTAAAGGTGGAAGTTCGTATGTGGAAGAACTCTTCTCCATTAGAGCATTCAATTCATTTACACCGGCATCATAAATTTGTCTTCGGTTTAACTCTGTTCATCCAGGAAGTTTTACGCCTTGGAACTTGATCAAGTTCTGACCCCACTGCTTTTTAAGTGCTGCAGTAACATATTTTTTGAGGAATGAATCACTCCATACTCTTGGAGAATCATTTGGATCAAGTAATCTATAACAATCGATAACTAAAAATTGACCAGGAGTAACAGAACCCCAGTCCATATCCATATACAGACGATCTTGTCTTTGATTAAATCTTATTTGCTTCTGAGTTGTCAATAAGAAATCAATATCAGAAAGATATCTCTTCACCATAGAATAAGTCAATAATTCGGTAGATCCCCAATAATATACATCATTGAGGAATAGTTGATATTTGATATTGAACATACCACTTGACAGACTGCTAGATCCCTCAAATGCAAATACCTTATTGATTCCTAAAATTTGTGGTGGAACTTGAATGTAATTGCTAGTCTCAAAGAAGTTAAAATTTCTTCCTGCACTATCTGTAGCAGAAGTAGTTGCAATACCGACACCACCTGTAGTTGCCCTTGCTCTGTCAATATCCTCTTGTGTTACTTCATACTTTAAGAAAGTTTGAATAACACCATCAAAGTGTCTCTCGTAAAAATATTGAAGAGAATCGTCAATTATATCATCAATTTGTTCATCGGCAACATTAATCTCTAAGACAGGAGCACCCAACTGCCTTTTAGCGTAATCTATTAATCCTTGTCTAGATGCTGGTGTTGCCATTTTACTGACCTTTGTCTAATAGTTGCCTCAAAAGATCTTTTAATTCACCTAAATCATTTTCAAGTTTATCAAGTCTTTCTTGTTCATTATCTTTTATTTTCCTGAGCTGTTTGTACTGGTTGTACTCAGCTTCATTTTGATTGATAATTGCATTGGACATAGTATCTCTTACGAGATAACTATGTCCTTCAACTTTCAAATAACGTTTTTTGTCGTCTGCCATATTATGCTAATGCAATTACTCTCAGATCCTTGATTCTTGGAGGATATGCTTGGTTTGTGGATGTTCCAACCAGTTTGATGGTAAAGTACTTAAACTCTGGTAAGTTATCAATGCTAAATTCATAGTCTCTGAATACCAGGTCGGCACTATCAGATGCAAGAACATCTGTTTTTGGAACAACTTTGTCAGAAGAACCATCACACTTAGCAAAATCAATGATTTTGCCATTAACATCAAGGTTCTTAGCACCTGGGAATGGATAGTAAAGCGGATCTGGATCAGCAGTATTGCTGATAGAATAGAACGCTCTAATGTCCCCAAATGTATTTACATATCCAGAGAGGAGAACTTTGATCGAAGTTGCAGCATTTTCGAGTTCAACTGGTGTGTTGGCATAGATAAATGCTGTTGGATCTTCTGCAAGAGATGCTGTTCTAGCATCATTTACATAGTCGGTGATTGGTGCATTAACTCTGTTAGAGATAAGAACCATACCAACTCGATCAAGGTCAATAACTGGAGAGACGTGTGCATTGGCAGTACTCAATGTAAACGTAAGTTCCATTGACTTATTACCAGGTTGAGTTGTATTCTTAGCAACTTCATTCACTCTAGAAGCAATCAATCTAGGTTCTGGTAAGTATGTATCCTCTCCCAGATTGATTGGGGTATCTTCTGTCTCCACGAAGGAGATTTCGTTACCGTCAATACTAGTAGCAGTAATACCGCGAATAGATGCTTTGACATCACATCCTGG